ATAAAAATATTACTTGACTTTTACTCTTTTTTAAGTGATTAATACAACAAATTGTTTAGGAGGTTTTTTATGAATTATTTAAAAATTAATTTTGAAAGAGATCATAATTCTTTAAAGGAGTGCGAACATACTTTATCTATAAAAAAATTAATTTATGAATTACAAAAATATAATGAAAATCAGCTAGTCTGTTTATCTATTGATGATGGCGAATATTATAGTTGTGTTCTGGCAAGTCGTTTCGAAGATGTTAATGTTCCCGCTGATTATGACGAAGATGACTGGATGTATAAGCTTACTAAACAGCAACAAGATCTTTTAAAAGAACATGGTTTTTCTTTTTCTAAAAAATTAGGGCTTGTTTCAACTAAAGAATCTGCTAAAATTTATGCTGGTATCTTCTATGATGAAAATAAAAAACGTTTCTATGTTCTTATGTATAATCATCGTATTAATAGTGATACCGATTTAGAAAAGGCACAGGAAGAATTTGTTTGGAAAAGCCAACTTGCCTTGGATTTAAACAAATTTAAAAATTAAAAAGGAGGTATTATAATGTTTAGACAATTTGATGGCAAAGATATTTCTGATAAGGATTTTGCAGAAATTCAAATGCCGCACATCAAACTTTGTTCAAAATTTTTAGAAGAATATATTATCCCTGAATATATTGCTTTTTATCTTGCTTCTGGTTATTCTCATAATTCACTATGGGAATGTTCTTTTATGCAACACTTTAATAGTGCCTTTGATAGTACATTTAATCACGACATAAAAAACATTGGCAAATTAATACTAAATGTTACTGAAATATTAAAAAACAAGTATTGTTTAGAAGTTGTCCAGGCAAATCCCACCCTAGAATTAAAAGAGATATGATACCCTATCATATCTCTTTAAAAATCCATTTCTTTTGATAATTCTTCTATTGTATAAACTTTATTATTTTGTTTATCTACGAATTGTATATCAAAATCACATATATCCATGATTCTTTTTATAGTTCCAAATGTTGGATTGCAATTCTCTGTTTCGTAATTAGATATTGTATTATCTGCTATGTTTAACATCTTCCCTATATTAGCTTGTGTTAAACCTCTTGTTTTTCTTACATTCTTTAATATTCTTCCTATCATTTTTACCACCTTTATTTCATTATTACAAAAAATTATTTTTTTATCACGAAACTTCGATAATACCGAATATTTTTCTTCGGTATTCTTGAAATTCTATTTTTTGTTTGTTATAATTTTTCTATAAAAGGAGGCGTTTTTATGAGATATGAAATAAAAAAATTAATTTATTTACTACTTTTTTGTATAGTAACTCTTACTATAGCTTATACAATTACCTCTTTGCTTGATATTCAAAATATTATTTTATTCGAATCTTCTTCTGCATCTGGTTTTATAATTACTTATGAAGTTTTAATTTGGTACGCAATTGTTATTCCTGTGGCCTACATATATGAATATATACAAAAAAAAGAGCAAGAAATTTAATCTTGCTCTTTCTATATTTTTATTAGCATTCCTTTTTTCAATAAGTTTAGTAGTTTTATATTCTGACTTGATGAGCCTATGTATGCTTTGATTCCATTTTTATTTGCTATCTTCTTTCTAGTTGAAAAGCTACTATTTACCTTTATCGATTTTAATGCTGTTACTATACTTTTATGTGTTACTTCACATTTAGGATAATATTCTATTTTTTCTTTTGTGTTCCCATTTACTATTTTTTGTATTGCATTGTAGTTATATCCTGCTTTTTCTAATGCTTTCTTTCTTGCATTTCCATTACCCCATTTTCCTGCAATTACTTCTTTTGCTATTTCTTCATTTGTTTTTTTATCTTCATATGTTATGTATGGGCATTCACACCAGCTTGTCCATTTTCTTGCAGATAACTTTGTTTTACAAACTCCTCCACCTTTGTGATCTTGTTTTGCATATGTTTTATTTGGTGTGCATTCTATAACATATCCATCTCCTATGTATATTCCTATATGTCCACTCATATGAACTAGGATTCCTGGTATCTCTGGTAGAGTGCTTATTTTTCCTTTTTTCTTTGCCGCATTATACATTCCATTTGCAGACTTATCTTGTTTTGCATTATATTTTATTTTTCCGTGTCCACCCCATAAGTATGCTTTTATTAAACCTACGCAGTCAAATGCAAACTCTGTTCCTGCAGATGCTAAACATTTCTTATATATACTTTGTCTTGAAATATTATATACATATTGTTTTGCTTTCTGTGTTATAAATGCTTCAGATAATGTCTGTCCAAATGAGCCATACAAGTATATGCTATCATCTCCTAATGCTAATGCTTTTTTAACATATTCTACTAATCCTTTATTTGTTAATCCCATTTACATATCCTCCTATTTACTTTTGTTTAGTTTTCCATCATCTAATAAGTCTTTTGCAAGTTTTCTACTTTTATCGTATAATCCTTGAACTATTCTTTTGAATAATTCTTCTGTTATGAATATCTGTACTACTGATGGCAAATATGAATATAAATTGTCACACACATATTGCATCTTATCTTCTGTTACATATTTCTCTGCTTCTAAAAACAAAGCATTTGCTCTGTTTCTTACCTTTTCTACTTTTATAATTATTAAAAGCCCTACTAAAACTAGTAGAGCTATCGCACCTATTACTATATATTCCATTTTAAATATCTCCCTTCACATATTTTTCCCAGCCATCATGTATGTACGAATTTCCACCAAGTATTTTTGTATAGTGGTCATATACTTCACTGGCTCTTTTCTTCTGTATCTCATCTTTTGGTATTCCATTTTTCGAATCTTCAATAAAATTTACTAGATAATTCATACATTGATTCTTATCTAATTTTCTTATATCTTCATTTACTTTATCTAGTTTTTCATTTATTGGCTCTAATGCTTCTTTAAACTTTTTATTTAAAGCATCATCTATTGGTTTCTTTGTTTGTTTTGTAAAATTAATAATAATCATTATTGAATTTAGCAATGTTGCTAATGCTAATATCATTCCTATTAATTCTTCCATTTCTTTCTCCTTTACATCGCTTTTATAATATAGTTTATAACTATATATGGTTGTAAGTTGTTGTGTGAATTTCCACTACCTGTATTTCCTACTGTACCACCTTGTGTTGTACTAGATGTGTTTCCAGAGTTTCCTCCTGTATTAAAAGCTCCACTATTAGCAGTTGATCCACTATTTCCTCCTGTAGTTGATGCGTTCGTAGTAACACTATGTGTATGAGCTCCTGCTGCAATTGCACCATCAGTATCTGTTCCATCGTAACTATCTCCCGAATCATTTCTTCTTAACATCATATATCCACCAGTGCTTTGGTTTACACCAGAGAATCCTTTGTATCTTACACTATGAGAGTGATTTCCTGCACTTGCAGCTGTACCTGATAATGCAGGTATGCTATGTGTATGTCCATTTAGTCCGTGTGAGTGAGCTCCAACAGAGTGAACGTGTCCATTTAATGTATGTGTATGTGCAGAACCTGTAAATCCGTGGTTATGTGATGGTAATTGTGCAGTTGTTAATGTATGTGTTTTAGCTCCACCTGTTTTTCCAAGTGTTGAAAATTCTGCATCACTCGAATCTTTACCTACTGGTATTCTAGTTTTTAAATTTGGAACATTAAAAGTTGAGCTTCCATTTCCGCTTCCATATGTAGTTCCTATTATTGCGAATAATTTGCTATATGTGGTTCTTGATACTGCTTGTCCATTACAAAGTAAATATTTATTTGGTATTGTGTCACTTGCGTATTGCAAGACACTTCCTATTGGTATTCCAGATGGTAGGACTTCTCCATCTACTTGTAATGTTCCTCCTAGGTTAGAATCATATTCCTGACCTATTGCCATTGCATTTCCATTATCTTCAAAATCCACTATTTTCTTACCATTTATGTATATACCTGATGCAGGAGATAGTTTGCCATCTACCTTTACATCTCCTTTTATTATTCCTCCAGATAAGTCCAATTTGTTTCCTGCAGTTTGCGATGTTTGTTTTAATTTGTCGATTAATGTCGTTCTTAAATTCCCACTTTTAAAATATATAAAGTTTTCATCTTTTAATGTTATTGCACTAATGTAGCTATCATATATATCATCTTCTGTTTTTATTCTTATCTTTCTTCCTATATGAAATTCTGTTACATCCATTAGCTTTGATGTCTTGGTTATCTTAAATTCTACAAGATGGTTGTATGTATTTCCTTTCATAACATTAAGTGCTTCTTGCCTTGCAGTTTCTATCGTATCTACACTTATGGTTTCTACTTTTCCGTTTACCCTTCCTGGATCATCTTTATTTTCGGTAGTGCTTCTATCTTCTTTTAAATATAAATTATATACGGAATTATCTTCTCGTATTAAAACTTGCACTTTTGCAGTTACATCTGATTCATAAACTTTATTGTAGTCTGTAACTTCTGGCAAAGTTGTATCTACCAATCTTGTTTCTTCACTATCTTTATTTTCTATTGTTATATTTAATTTGTTGTTTTCAAATTTAAAGGTTGTATAAATATTTTTGTATTGTCTGCAGTTTGTTAAAAAGGTATGGAAATTATACAAACCATTTTCTGCATTTGTTGATACCGATACTTTTGTGTTGGTTTTCCAGTAAATATTTATATAACCAACATTTATGTGTATGTCATCAGAGTTCACAAAGTTTTCTGATATTGTGTTGGCTATAAATTGTTCTATTGAATTACTGGTCATTGTTGCTGTATCTTTTTCAATTATTTTTCTGTCGAATATGTTTGAAATATCTCGGGCAGTTACTTGTGATACATTACTGCCCTTTTCTGTTTCTACATCATCTATTAAAAATAGGAATTGCTCATATAGTCCATTTACGACCATATAGTTTCCTTTCTTTAATCCTTCGCTTTTTATTAAGTTAAATGTACTTTTTCCATTTGTTTCTTCATCTATATTTATTTCATATTGAGATGGCTTTGTTATTGATAATATTTTCAAATCTTCTTTGCTTAATATGTATATCTCCAACTATATGCACCTCCTCCAAGTTCCATTTGCTTTTATCCATCTTACACATCTTCTCCAAGTTCCACCTATTTTGACCCATTTCTTTGTTCTTTTCCAACTTGTACTTACTTTGATGTGTCCTGTTTTTTGATTTCCTGTTAATGTTATTACTATATCTTTTGTATGGTAATAGCTACTATTGTTACAAGTAGTTCTTAAATATATTCTTAATGTTACTGAATTATTTGTTCCCATCGCTTTGTATATTGCATCTAGTTCTGCATCTGTAAAAGTAAAGGTATAACTTGTTCCTGTTACTGCTCTGTATGATACAATTTCAGTCGATCCATCAGTTTTATATATTCCAAGTGCCATTGTACTTCCACTTGGATTTGCAAATGTTACCGCTTCATTATCTCCTAGATTTATATTTTGTCCTGTGCTTATTGTTGCTATCTGGTATGTCGTAACTGATATTGTGGCTGTTCCTGATTCTCCACTCGCAGATCCTACTTTATATACTTCTATTACATAAGTTGTATTTGGAGATAGTCCTGTGAAAGTTGCACTTGCTTGGTAGTTTCCATAGCTTCCATTTGATGTCTTTATTCTATATTGTGTGTTAGACACCGTTACATTACATCCTGATGTTACCGTTATTGTATTTATTGACCTACTTGATAATGAAATTGTTGGAGTTGTTTTTGCGTGTGTTGTTGCACTTGTGGTTGCATATCCAGCTTCTCCACTAGCTTGTCCTACTTGTTGTACTTGTATTGTATATGTTGTATTTGCAGATAAGCCTGTAAAAGTTGCACTTGTTTGCCAATTTCCATAGCTTCCACCTGACTTTGCTATTCTGTAATGTGTGCTTGATACTGCTACATTACAATTTGATGCTACTGTTATTGAACTTGATGTTCTACTTGACAGCCATACAGATGCTACTGTAGTTGCGTGTGTTGTCGCTGCTAGTGTAGAACTATCAGTAGTTAATTGGCTATCTTTTCTTCTTACTCTTGTTTTTATATTGTATGTTGTATTAGATGCTAGTCCTGTTATTGTATAACTTCCACTTGTTCCATCTGCTATATCTATTCCTGTCCAAGAAGCACCATTGTCTTTGCTATACCATATGTAATCTATTGTGTTATCAGAACTCCATCCTATTGTTAAGCTTGAACTTGTTCTGCTCGATAGCCATTGATTTGATGTAGCATATCTTGGTATGGTTGCAGGTGCTACTGTTACACTTGCAGAACCAGAAGTTAAAGAATAATCAGAAGTACCTGCTGTACAAGTGAAAGACCCTGACTTACTAGCTGAATATGTACCATCAGTATTATGTGTTACTGTAATTGTTCTTTCACCAAAATTCTGCCAAGTATTTGTATCTCTCATATCTACAGGTTTATTATCTTTTACTGTTGTTCCATCTATTATTGAAGTTAAACCTTTAGTAGAGTTATATGTTGCATAAGATGAATTTATTGACCTACATTCTAGTTTTAATTTTACACTAGATGTATTATCTGCTATACTTTGACTTTGTACTTCATATCCTAACCTAACTTGATACTCTTTTCGAGTCTGTCCATTTCTTACTTTACAATTGTTTACCGTTCCATATGTATATGCCATTGTTTTTTCCTCCTAGTTTTTAAAAGTATTGATCGTATATATCTCCATCAGAACCACCACTAGGAGCACCTGTGCCTACACTATAATTTTTCTTTGATATTGTTCCTACATCTGTTTTCTTTACATAGTATTGTAGTCTGTTATCAAACTCTGTAGGTAAGTCTGTTTTCTTTACAAATAAACTTCCATCTATTACATTATCTAATGCATTTTGTATATCTGCTAATACTAATTGTGCTTCATGTTCTATTTGGTCATAAACACTTTGAAAATCTATAAAAGTTCTTCTATCTGTAAATCCTGTTATACTTCCGTTTTCCACTTTAAATCTTGCAAACTCATATTGATATTTTTTTCCTTCACTTGTTATGTCTTGCTGTGATAAAGTTGGATAATTATTTGTTTCGTATATAGCTTTTATTTGTGCTTGGTTTAATTCGTTTACTGTATTAGTTAGTGATAAATCTATTTCACAAATCAAACTATAAAATCCGTTATTAGTGATATCTGTTAATGTTACGCCTGATATTATTTGCAAGAATCTTCCCTTTACTACAAAGTATCCATCTCCTATTGTTACTGATGTTTGTGTGTTTGATAATGCACACCCTCTTGCTACACCATTTCTTCCATTTAGGAATTTATCTATAAAAAGAGCAAACGCTTCTGATGTAAACGTTTGCAAATTGAATATATGTCCTTTTAACATCTCTTCCTCCTTATACCGCTTTGTATTGTACATAGATTGTTATTTTTCCACTTGTTATTTCTCCATCCGCTTCTAGTCTTATCGTAGAAGCTCCTTTTCTTAATTTGAAGAAATTCACAAAGTTTGGATTTAAAAAATTAAACAAATTAGTTTTTCCTGTTTTAGATACTTTTGTTATTTCTTGTTCAGTTTCTTTTGTGTTATATACAAAAGTTTCTCCTTCTAAAACAACTAGTCCATCTAGACTTAATTTGTTTACTTCCATGTCATCTTCTAAAATTGTTATAACTGGTCCGCTTACTTCTCCATTTAGTTCTAATTTAAATGGTGCAGCTGCGTGTCCTTTGTTTTCAAATATAATATTTCTATTATCGTATGCTGTGAAGATAGAATCCCAGTCAAAATTCCATCTTACCTCGTTATCGATAGAATCTATCGTATAAACTACTTCTTTTGCTTCGTACCATAATGATTTGCAATTGAATATTACTGGTACTCTTAATACACCATCTGTACCTATTTCGCTTTTTTCTACTGATGAAATATCTATGTCTTTAAAATATTCAATTTTTCCTTTATTCATAGGTATTTTGTATACGAATTTCAAACTAATTGCAGATTCTATAAAATCTACAAACTCTTTATATTTTTCATATCTTTTGAATATAAGTTCTCCTGATATCTGTCCTTGTGTTAGCTTTCTTATGTTTTGTATAAAGTTATCTCCTATTTGTGCGTATTCTATATCATAAGAATATCCAAGACCATTTGGAGAACTCAAAAAGCAACCACTTTCTATGTCCATCATAGAAAATCGTTGACCCATTTCGTTTTCTATATAAAATTCTCTAATCATTTTGTTCTCCTTTAATATCTACTACCTAGCCTTCTATTTACCGTATCTATGATAGTATTTATCTTTGTTGGTGTTAATTCATCTTGTGCATAAATGTTCAATGTTGGTGTTGTA